AATATGGTAGTGTCATTTTAGTAAACAAATAAACTTTCCCCAAACAAACCAACTCAACTCCGGCCCTGTTCTATACAGATTGTAATATTAAATTATACAGATAATAATTACCTAAAACCCTTGACAAAACAAAGTTTATTTACTATAATTATAAATGAAAGGTGTATAAACCTTTCTGTTTATTTGTAAAGGCGGCGGAGAATCAAAACGCATTAGTGAAGGTGGGAGCCACCGGCGAGGAGTCGGCCGCCAAACTGCACTGGGTGGATCCGGGGTGCGACTTCTCCGCCGACCGAATTATGAAATATTACAGTTTAAGAAAATGCCTATCCTACAACCGCTATTTAAATATTTTAATAGGCGGCCGCGGTATAGGTAAAACATATCAGTTAAAAAAGTATGTGATCGAACAATACCTAAAAAGTAAAAAACAATTTGTATGGCTTCGCCGTTACAAAACGGAAATCAAGGAAGCCACCGACGGATTTTTCACAAAACACAAAAACAACTATCCCGGCCACAAATTTGAGGTCAAAGGTAAAACAGCTTATATAGACGGCGAGCAGGCAGGGCGATTCATCGCCTTGACAAACGCCGATATACTAAAGGGCTCCGATGATTTTTCGTCAGTAACAACGATTGTATATGATGAATTCATAATAGACAATAAATCATCATTCCGCCGCTATCTTCCGAATGAATTAAGAGTATTCACCGACTTACAAGAAACAATATTCCGAACACGGCAAGACGGAAAAGTGTTCATGTTGGCAAACGCTCTTTCAATGGTAAACCCGTACTGTTTAGCATTTGGAATAAAATTTAACTATACACCATTATTCAAAACCGATTTAATATACGCTGAAATGTTATCAACCACAAATGAATTAGCATTCGCCAAAGCCACAACGCCACAAAACAAATTAGCAACGAAATATCTACCAGAATATAACGATTACGCCAATAATGAATCATTCCTAAACGATGATTATTCACAAATCGAACGAAAGCCAAAAGATTCAATCCAACTTTTCAACCTTAAATCCAATAACAATATAATATATTTTTTCTTTGCTTCCAGTTCGCAAGCATTATACGCCTGTAAAACAGGCGACTCTAAGACAAATCCATTAACTGTAAATAAAATAGCGGAAAACAACAGGCCGCACGCAGGAGCCGAATTAAAGAAGATCAAGTCCTTTGCAGTGGCGGGAAGATTGTTTTTTGAAAATTTACAGATCAAAAGTGAAGTAGAGAAAATAATATATAATAGACTATGAAAGGAGTAAAACAAAAATGAGCTTATCTGTTGAGCAAATCAAAGAAATTGTTGATCGTGTTGCAAAGGCGGAAGATGTAACCGAGATCGGACCCGATCTTGCAACAATCACTGATACATTTGTGGACTACGCAAGCGAGATTGAACGGTTGACCGCAGACAATGAAAGACTTGTCGAGGATAATAACCGCATTCGCGAGATCAACGGAAATTTGATGATGAAAGTGGGCGAGAAACTCGAAGTTGACAAACCCGAGGACAAACCGCCTGCCAATGACGAAAAATCACCTGATGAAGTAATTGAGGAATTAAAGGAGGAGGATTTTTTCAATGAGTTCTAAAAAGATGACCGAAGCGGTAAAGGCGCAAAAAACATTGAATGCAGTTCGTTCTATGATGAGCGAATCCGCGCAGAATGATGTTCCGGTTCTTGCCGAGGGTGACGCTATTAGCAAATTTGCCAATCCTATTTTGAATTACAAGGCACATACCAATGAATTTATTTCTGTCTTGGTTGATAGAATTATGTTCACAGTTGTTGAAGTAAAGCGCTATTCCAACCGGCTTGCTCGCCTGAAAAAAGGGCGTCCTTATCCGTTAGGTACAGATGTACAGCAGATTTATGAGAATCCTGTCAATCCTATGGGCTACAACGGCGAGAACCTGTCCGGTATTTTGAAACTGTATAAAGGTGATACAAAGGTAGCCTATTACAGCAGAAATCGTCAAGATGTTTTTCCGCTGTCTATTAACCGTGAGGAATTGATAGGCGCTTTTGTTTCCTACGAAAAGTTTAACCGTTTTGTATCTGCCAAAATCAACTCCGTTTTCTCCGGTAATGAAATTCGCGAATTCAACTTGTTCAAGCAGTCCATTGTTGACGCGTATGCAAATAATGTTATTCTTGGTCGCAAATTGGCAATGCCCGCTACGAAAGATGAAGCGGAAGATATGGTAGCAACCATTCGCGAAACTGCTATGAATATGACATTTCCGTCTACTGCGTATAACAACTATATCAATCAGCCCGGAGCAGTCGGTGATCCGGTTGAAACATGGTCGGAAGCTGACCGGATTGTAATTATCATTCGTTCCGATTTGATTAACAAATTGGGCGTAAAGGTTCTTGCAATGGCGTTCAACATGGCAGAAACTGATTTCCGGAATAATCTTATTGTAGTTGATTCTTTCGACTATGATAATTATGACTTGGAGAACAGAAAGCGCACCGGTAAAACGCTGTCAGATATTGGTTTTGTGATTTGTGATGAAACATTATTCCAGGTGTATGACAATATCCAAACAGCGGCGGAAGATTTTATCGGTTCTTCCCTGACTTGGCAGTATTTCTTCCATGTTTGGCAAATTTATGGTATTTGTCCCTTTGCCAATGCCATGGTTTTTGAAGTTCCTAAAGCAGACGCGTTGCAGGGTTTGACAATCACCAATTATAACAATTCTGATGGCAATAATGTTGTACTTGCTAATCCTACTGCTACTCAAACTATTAACTATGCAACTTTGCCGGAAGATTATGCTGTCAAAAATATTAGCATTGAATTTTTGAACATGATTGAAACCGAATTTTCCAATCCACCGACAAAGGAAAATTTCCACACTTATGTGAACATGACATTTAATGCTGTTAACAAAACAATTACTTTTGCAGCAACTGAGAAAGTAGTTGCCGCCGGAAGTACCGGTACATGCCTGTGTGAGTTGATTGCTGACGGTGTACGAGTTCCGATTGTTATTATTTTGAATTTTTTAAGGGAGTAAAACAATGGCAGTAACTCACCCTACAACAAGATTGGATCTGTTTACAGTTCCATGGGGTAAGCCAGAGGAATGTCACGCCATTGTTGATTTTCCAACGGCGGCGGCGCAAGTCGCCGCCTTTGACGAATTAGCGAAAAAAGGTGTAAGCGCAACAAAGTTTAATTATATCAAGAAAGATCAAGCCTTTAGGATTGAAGGAAATTTTGCAAGGTTTGAAGCTTTCAATTATTGCCGCTATCAAAACTGCGATTTTGTAAACCGTCAGGGAAATAAAAAATGGTATTATGCATTCATAGATCGTGTTGAATATATTGCACAAGATGTTGCAATGATTTATATTTCAACCGATTATTGGCAAACCTATCAATTTAACATTACCTATTATAAATCTTTAATCGCCAGAGCACATGTGAAAAAAAGTGAAGATACCGTTGGCCGATGGCTTCAGCCGGAACCGGTGGGAGCACCTGCCGACTACGAAAAAGAAATTGATGTTTTTTCGGCAGGTGATTCATGGGTTCCTTACTGGTCTATGGTATCTGTGTCAAGGCCGCCCGGACCCGGTGAAAGTGATTGGATTTATGGTGGATATGGAAAGAGTGAATCAATGACGGGGCAATATGCCGGTTTTGTGTATGACAACGATACAATTCAAAAATTGATTGATGTATACGCAGGCGAAACGGATAGAAGAAAAGATATAATCACATTTAGGTGTATTCCATACTGGGTGTATTCAATGTTGAAAAATAATGGGTATGTTATTCCTGTTACCGTAAAAGGAAAAGAAATAAATTATTGTAAGGAAAATATTACAATAACATTAGATACCGAAGCGGAAATTGCCGGAAACACTTTAGCGTGCGGATATACACCGCGAAACAAAAAAATGCTTACTTCCATGTGCCGGGTCTATGTTGTTTACAATTACAACGGATTTAGCCAACCGTTACGCCCTGAATTCATAAAAGGAAATTCAATCAAAATGTCAGCAGAAATGCGGCCTATTGGTTCTAATGGTTTTAAGTTAAAAATAAAAAACTATGCAAAACCTGCCGAATCCGTTTTTGATGTTCCATATTCCTTTGAAATGCAAATTGGCTACAATGAAAACGGTGGTGTGCAAGGATCTCTTAACCGGGTAGGCTCTGTATTGAATGCGGCTGGGGCTGTGGCCGGTGGTGCCGTAAGCCTTGGCGCAAATATTGCAACTGGCAATGTTGCAGGGGCTATCACTTCCGGAGTTGGTGCAGTTAGTTCTATTTTTAATACTTCAAGAGATATTGCAAATGCGTTTAATTCTAAAGTAGCAAGTAAAGGAAACCAAAGCGATACCAATTCTATTTCAAGTGAAAATTGCAAATTCCGATTAGTAGACTGTTCCCCGCTATATGATGAATGTGGCCCGATTGATGATTTTTTGGATCTGTATGGCTATGCAATTAACGAGTGGGGTAAAATATCCAGATGGAAAGATACCCGCAGTAAATGGAATTATTTGCAGACAGTTGATTGCAATATCAAAGTAAACGCACCTGCACCGGAAGCCGCTTCAATTCGCACCATGTTTAACACCGGGGTAACAATTTGGCATTCCATTTCCGCTTTTGGGGATTATTCTCTAAATAATGATTAAAAAGGAGTGATAATAATGGAAAACCCTACAAATACAAAGCCTTTTGCATTGTATCACAGTCCTGCCACAAACGGCACTTTTGCCGGTCAATTCAATTCAATCTTAACTGCCACACAGCTAAATCAAATCTATCAGTGCTATTTTATGAACATTGCTGCAACTGTGTTTGAGTGGGAAAACCTCCCGGAAACGGTGGACGCTGACTTTTTAGAATTTGCATTGATTCAAGACGGCAAGGCGGCATTCTGCAATGATCGGGATCGAGGATTTTTAGGCCTACGCGCGGCGGATCAATCTGTGTTGAATCTGTACGGTTATCCGGTTAAGATCAATGGTTATGGCATTAACTTCAATCAGGAGTACACCGCAGACGATTTTGTGTTGATAAAAAATAATCCAATGTGGACACCGACTTTATTTTATATCAATTATTTTGTGGATAAGATCGCAAAAACACAGCAAATAATTGATATAAATGTCAACGCACAGAAAACCCCAGTAATTCTAAAAGGGACTTCAAATCAAAAATTAGCACTTGCAAATCTCTTTTCAAAATATGACGGCTCGCAGGGGTATATATTCATTGACAAAGACAATGACTTTAATGATTGTTTTGGAAGTGTAAACACCGGTGCACCGTTGGTAGCAAAAGATCTTTATACATTACTTGAAAGTTACAAAGCGGAATTTCTTTCGTTCCTTGGTGTTAATAATGTTCAAAATGAAAAAGCCGAGCGCCTTATTACCGATGAAGTAAATGCAAATAATCAATTTGTATCTATTAACTTGGAAACCATGTTATATGAACGAAAAAACGCTTGCAAGCAGATCAATGAACGGTTCGGCTTGAATATTTCTGTAAAGCCGCGAGTACAAAGTGAAATCATTGAAAAGGATAAACCTGACTTTGATTATGGCACAGATATTGACGATGAGTCGCAGGGGGTGGAGTAATGGCACGCTATACTACCAGCTTGGAAGTTGTTGTAAACAATTTATGCGAAAACAGAAATAACCCTTTGAATACTCGCGTTGAATCTGCGCGGAAGAGAATTTTTGATTTTGCATATCCAACCCCGCAAAAAATAAAAGATTTCGAACGATATTTTGAAACGCTTTTTATTTTTCATTACTTAACAGATGAATTCGCTTTTGAAACTTTCTATTTATGGAAAGTAAAATTACAAGCGAAATGTATGGAAGTCATGCCCGGTTATGCTAAGGCCTTTGACGGATTCGCGCAAATGACCGCAGATTTGGCAGTTGCCAACCAAAAATTCAACCGAAAAACGGATTTAAACGCCACAGGTAAAAGCAAATCAACCGGTTCTTTTTCAAACCAAAACGATTCAAATTCAACCATGCGAGGGGCGGCAAGCGATCTTCCCGGCAACATGATTAAAGCAAAAGACTTTAATTCTATTGAATACGCTGACAGAGCAAACCTTGCCACCGCTTCAAATAAAGCAACTGACAAAGGATCAAACACAACCGCAAACGATACAACAACCGAATCAAACCAAATAGAAACAATAACCGGTTTAACAATGCCCGCCGGGGAAGTATTCCGGCAATTCAAAAATGAAGTAAACGGCTTGTATTCTGAATTGCTTGACGAGTATAAAGGCTTATTCATGCCGTTATGGTATTAAGGAGGAAAATTTTATGAATTATCCCAAGCCCGATGTTGACCCTATCGCGGTACTTCGGCGGTTTTACTGCAACCGAATTTTGCCGCAGGTCTACGATGATTCTTTATCTTTTGAAGAATTGCTTTATGCTGTTTTGAAAAAGATGAATGAAGTTATTGAAAAAGTAAATAGTTACGATGAGTTGATAAACTATGTAATTGATTTACTTGAAAACCTTGATAAACATATTAAGGAAACTGTTACGGAGCAGTTGCAAAAGTGGTACGATGACGGCACATTAAAAGAAATTCTTGCTGTTATTTGTGATCCATATTTTGATGAATTCCGTCAGGAAATTGCGCAAATTAAAAAAGACTTTGTAACATTCAAAAACCAGCCACATTCAACATATATTGATTTTGAGCGATGGCTGTTGGGCTGGACATATCGCGGGGAAAACCTTGCAAGCGCTGAGCAGGAAACAGCCCGTTACCCAGTCAACCAAGGCGGGGCGCGGTATAAAATCGATGGGAACATTTATTATGCATGCGCTTTTGTGCCCCGGGGGCACACCTTGGAGTTACACCCAACCACGGCGGCGGTGGTGATCTTCAACTATTCAAACGGTTCACAAGTCGCACGCCGTGACATTGAGGGTTTAGGCCATGCCAATTCAATCGTTTATAATTCAAAAAGAAATAGCCTTTTTGTTGCTACAAGCGAATTGAACGGCACACCCTCTAAGACAATCTTTGAATTGAACCCTACAACGCTTGCAACAATTCAAAAATACTCTGCACCTGCCGGGTACAATGAAAGCGCGGTATCTTCCGTTGCTTATGACGAAACGAATGATCAAATGTATATTTCCCAAGGGTTGAATGTGTATGAATGGGATCTGGCTACTAATACCGCTTCAAATATGGTTGCTCTTTCAAATCCTGGATTTGATTATATTATGCAGGTTGTCAAGGCAAATGCAACTGCTTTTGTAATGCTTACCTATTCGCCGAATACAATTCGTATTTACGATAAAGCTGGCGTTTATATTCGACAATTTACGATTCCGCAGTATTTGGATAATCAGCGTTTTTGGTCTGGAGAATTTGAAGATATAACTGTAAATGATAAATTTTATGTGTACGCCAATTCGCAGGGCATTACTGCGGTCAACCCCACGGATTCAATGATTTCTATTTGGCGCGGGTCACTGTTGCAGGGTACGCCGTCATCCATTAAACAGACCACCACGCAGGGGCAGGGGGTGGGATATTCCACCTTTAACAATATAGTTTATGTTGATAAGGACGCGGACATTGGCGGTATTTATCACATGAACCGTTCTCCCGACGGTACAAAAGGCAATCCGTTTAATCAAATCTTTCAGGCCATGGACTTGTTGGCCTGTCCGATTTATCACCAAGAATTAGAGATCCGCGTAAAAGGTACAACCGGCTCATACCGTTGGTTTAACATTGCAAACGGCGGTAATGTTTATATTTCCGGTCGGTATACCTCCAATGATCCACCAACCACAAGACCTAAGCTAATGGGGTTGGTAATTCACAATTCAAACAGTGTAACACTGGATAATTTGGAAATTGCAAATTCAAACACCAATGACGCGAATTTACCGCATACAATTCGCGCGGTAAATGTGAATAAATTACTTTGCAACGATGTTGATTTGATTTATTCTTCCGGTAAAACCGGGTATAATTTGCTGAACACAACCTTAGTTCTTTCCGGTGGCGGCTCCGGCACCCTGAAAGAATGGCCGACTACACCTTGTATTCGGTTGCAACGCGGATCGCAGCTTTACGGCTACGAAAAGCACAACATTGGCGTAAATCTTGAATCCGATAATACCATTATTTGTCAGCGTAAAATTTGCGATGCACAAAACAGGACTTCCGGAACGATTGATACCCGATCCGATGGCGGGGTGCAAATTTGGTCTGCTGAAATGATTTCAAATCTTGTACAACATTCCAGCCGGATTGGCGTTCGTTATCATTCAAGCGCTTCCGGGGTTGAACGGATCCAGTATTTCTATGGGTTCAAAAGCGGATCAGCGTTTACAATGTTAGTCACCGAGGGGTCAAACTCAATTAAGGTTGCATTCGATGGTAACAGGTCTTTCACCGTATCAGACGCAAACGGACTTGTTGTTGATGGTATTGTTTTCGAGGGGTGATTAGAATTACAGTTGATCAGTTAACTATAATTCTGTCATCTGCGGTCACGCTGGTGGGCACCTCGCTCACCGCGTGGCTTGCAAATTCAAAGACATTGTACAGAATTAAACAGCTTGAAAAAAAGCAAGAAAAATATAACAACCTACAACAAAGAGTTACACTACAAGAACTGCGACAGCAGGTGGCAGATCACCGTATTCAAGATTTGGAGGACAAATTAAAATGAAAAATGTTTCAAAAGATACCATTATTCGCACAATCGTTACTTTTGTTGCGCTTGTTAATTCCGTTCTAACTATGATCGGAAAAAATCCGCTTCCTTTTTCAGATGATGAAGTATATTTATTCTTTTCCACACTTTTAACAGTGTTTTCCACAATTTGGAGTTGGTGGAAGAATAATAGCTTCACCTCTGCGGCTATTGCCGGTGATATTGTTAAAGATGAAGCCAAAGGAAAGGGGTACACGGAATGACCTACGATCAATTTTACAATTCATATAAAGGAAAGTTAATTGATTATGATCGCGTGGCCGGTGCTCAATGCGTGGATTTGGCTAAGGTTTATTTGAATTCCTGCTTCAGTATCAAACCAGGAGCGTGGGGAAATGCGGTTGACTATTTCACAAGTTTTGAAAAAAGAAAACCGCTTGTTGAAAAGTTTGAAAAAATCCAAAACAATCCTACTTTCGTACCCTTAAAAGGTGACATTGTTGTATGGGGGACAAAAATATCACCTTACGGTCATATTGCCGTATCTACCGGAAACGGAAATACAAGCTGGTTTGAATCATTCGATCAAAATTGGCCGAGGGGTTCAAAATGTAAAAAAGTAAAGCACACCTACAATGGAGTGCTTGGTGTGCTTCGGCCTAAGGTCCGCGGTGCTATTTTTGACTATCCCTGCCCTAAAATCGGGTCAACAATCACATTAACCTATGTGCGCGGTGTTTACAAGGGAGCAGGCGCGAACACCGGACGAAAAAAGATCAAAGATTTGACCTCTGACGGAAGAAAGCATTGTTTGAATCGTGATGAAAAAAACAACATTGCCTACCTGAAACGCGGCACAAAATGCACTATCCTTGCATTGGTTTACAAAGGTAATAAAAATATTTGGGCGCGGATCCCCTCCGGGTGGATTTGCATATACGATTATAATATTGCTTGTAAACGGTACAAATAAAAAGACCCGGGGAGAGATCCCCGGGTTCTTTATTTTAACTAAAAAATAAGATTCGCACTTCCGCTATGTTTTGAATGGTTGAAAACAATTCATCATTGCAATATACACACTTTGTTAAAAAGAATTCATTGAATTTTATTTTAATATTGGTGCCTACAAAAGTAGCACCGGAAAAGGTTTTTATTTCAAGAACCTTGTAACCTCGATCTGCAAGAATTGCTTGTAAAGCGGTTGATACTGCTTGTTGCATTTATTTTTCCTCCTGTTTCATATTTTCTTTTAATATTTCTTTAACACAATCATGGTAATAGCAACCATCGTAGCCCTCAATATGGTAAAGAAAGCACATCCACATTATATTCAATTTACCTTTATCAAGGTACCGCTTACATGATCCTTGTCCATTACCCGAGTATTTTGTTACACTCATTTTCCACACCTCGCTATTACATTTCTTGCAGAATGCATTGATTTAGCGTTAGTGTTCATTTTGAATGTTAACACAACAACATTGTTTTCTTCGTGAACTTCAATTAGATATCTTATTAAGTCCAAAGCATTTGAAAAATAAATAAGACCTCTTACACCGGTTAAAGTGTTTGGCGTTTTTAGCGTTATTTCTTTTTTACCATTTAACACCTGATTGATGAATGAAGCAAAATACCTTTCAAATGGCTTTTTTATTTCTCCATCACAATCAAAGCATTTTTCAGCCCAAGCAAATTGTTGTTTAATTAGAAAGCGGATCACTTTTACACCTCCTTAAAATCGTTGTTACTGTATATTGTTTCATCAAAGTTTTCAATCTCTCGAATAATGGAAAAACGCATATAATTAAAACACTCGTATAATTTACAACCTAGACGGATCACATTATTATAACCTTCTTCAAATTCATCGATAGCACTATCAACTACATTTTGATATTCTTCCGGTATTCCAGCGTATTCTACAACCTGATTCAAACAGGAATCAAAAATAATGATAGGCTTTTCAATATCAACCCAATAGGCTGTTGCGTAACCATAATGACGATCCCATCTTTTTTCAAACATTTTTCCCATAATTTTACTCCTTTTAATTAAGTTGTTTCTTTCCTCATTTCTTGCCTTAATTATACCACGAATGCCCAAATCTGTAAATAAATTTGAGCAAATTCGCTAAAATAATCGACACTGATTATTAAAATCGTGTTCCGCGCTCGCGTATCTTGAATGTGGATTCACTCAATTCAACACCACCTTGCACTGTTTTACTTTTCAAAATTCCAAAATATTCTTGCTCAGTGTTGAAGTTGTCAAATGTGATTTGATTTTTTACTACTTCATTTTGCCCAAGCCCTGCGGCTTTTACATCAAGATTGCCTTGCTCATCTTCTTCAATATACAGTTTTGCGCCTAAAAATTTTGCCCTTGAAAAACTGCTTTCATGCGCCATGCAATTAAATTCTGTATCACTGATTTTGACACCTTCCGGCGGATCATCACCTATCAAATGCGAGCTGTCCGTATCACAATAGCAACAACGATCTATATTCTTTATAAAAATGGTTTGAATGAATCGCCGGGCGTAAGCTGTCACGAACGCGGCCACAGGAACATACACTGTTTTGGCAGGTCGAGGGGTTTCAACGATCTGGTAGGCAAGTATTCCTTTATCGTTTATATATGGCCGTTTAACAAATTTATCATTGCTTGCACCAAATTTTCCGGATAGTGAATTTAGAAACAATTTTGCAATGCTCCTTTTTCCTGCGTTCTTTTCAATGGTTGCCTGCATTTTCATTTCTTTAAAATGATTTACATAGTCAATAAATATTCCGGATCTACCTATAAATTTATAACCACCTATAAATTGAATTTCTTTTATATTGTAGCATTCGTAGAACATTTCTAAATCAACATTCGTTAAATATAGGTTCACCATTAAACAACCTGTTGTTGTCACATATTCGCGAGGGTTGAAGCGTTTATCATTTTTAATTTGTATTGTTGGAATTTTACCTTTTTTCAATTCAAACTGTACTGTTATAAACTGTATATATAACGGATAAATTGGATCGTCTTTATATTTTCCCTCAAAGAATACCGGAGTGCCGACTGGATATTTATTTTTCGGATCGCTCATTACAGAGGGGTACAAGCTATTTACATCGTATACTCTGCCATGCCCTACCGGTTTACCTTTGAATTTTGGATTGACATAGCAATACCCGCCTTTATAGGCGCGCTTTAATAGGTGATACAAATCATCGTCAAGGTGAGGAAAATAGGTTAAAAATTCATAGTTTGAATAGTAACTATTTTTCTTATAGTAGCGCATGGCGTTTGAAGCTATGGTATTTCGTTCGTGACCCTCATTCCGAAATTGCTTAATTGCTTTTGCTACAATTATTACATCATTGGTAATATATTCAACTTCTTCCGGGGTCATAGTATAGTTATACCCGCGAAAAGTTGCATAGTCTATTGAGCCTTTTTGTTCTTTGATCCCGAAAGACTTGGCGATCTGTGAAACACTCATATTAAATATTTTTAGGGTATCATAGATTTTAACATATTTTCTCTTTGTGAAATTTATACGATAATTGTAATGTACACCTACTGAACTAATTAAACACTCAACAGTCTTTGCTTTTCTTGTTTTTGGATTGTCATTATATTTCCATTTTGCAACACCTAATAAATAACTTAAAATATAACTACCGTCAAATTTTAAGTTGTGAAAGCCGATCAAGGATCCGTTCGGAAGTCCTTGAATTGCTGAAAGCCAAGTTTCAATATTATTTCCGTATTGAATATTGGAAAGATCATCAACTTCAACAATAGACCACGCCCATACAGACATTACACCGGTGTCAGGATCTTTTTGTGTTTCAAAATCGGAAATATATTCTTTCATGCTACTTTCCCTTTACTCCGTTTATAGCTGTTCGCATTCGGTCATATGCTTCTTGTATTTGTTGCGGATCCTTAGAATCATACGCCGCCCATAACGCTTCTACTGCTTCTGGCCAAGTCCGACAAACCGAATCAACTTGAATCAAAGTTAAATGGCGGCATTCTTTAAGTAGATCATCAAAGCTTAACGCCATCAACGCAACTGCAACATTTTCCTTAAACACCTCTGCCCGCGCTTCATTGAATGATTCAAATGTTTCTTGCTGATAGTCTTTTATAAATTGCTTTAACGCTTTTTCGGATTTGAATTCAATTTTTGCAGGTGTTTCATTTTGAATAAAAGCTTGAATGCTTCTTTCTTGCTGTTTTTTTATTATTCGTGTGGTTTGGGTTTCTATGGTTTTATATTTACCTAATTGAATTATTTTTTCTTCTCTGGTGGCTCGGCTTGTTTCTCTTAATCTGTTAAGCAATTCGTTGTATTCTTCTAATGTTGTTATTTTTTGAAATTCTTTTTCAACATTCAATATTTTAGGGAGTACAACCCCCTGATATTTCCCGTGTGCTTTCAAAGAAGCGGCTCGGCGTATATTGTAATTATATCCTCTAATTACTGTTGCAAGTGCCGCTTCCCGTTGTTTCGTATGAATAAATTTTTTCATATACTTTCACCATTAAATGATTATAGCCCGGATATACCGGGCTATAATGTTGAGTTTTAATAAATTTACAGCACAGTAAATTTATAAGTGTGGCCGTTTTTCGTCTTGATCTGGCAAGGAACGATCTGCAAAGGTTCGGAAAAATCCGATCCCCAAATTGATCTAACTGCTTTGACACAGCTATCCACACCCAATGCCATGGACATATAGGCAGATCCATCCTCGCAAAGGAAGAAATAACGGTTGACCGGTTCACCCTGATCGTTTACAGCAGGCTGATCAATGATCTGCACCACAGATAAAGTTTTGTTTACTGCTTCACTGAAAGGGGCTGCGTTCGTTAGTGCTCTAAAAAGGTTTACTTTGCTTTCATGAGTTGTTGCTGTTGCAATCAATGCGCTTGTTTCCATAGTTTTCTCCTTTTGTTTTAGATTGTTTTGTTTTGGTTCAAAGGTGAGCGCTCATTTCCTTTGATGAGTCTATTATAGCATAGGTGATATGTTTTTGTAAAGATTTTTTAGGGTTCGCTCATTGTATAATTTAATATTACAATCTGTATAGAACAGGGCCGGAGTTGAGTTGGTTTGTTTGGGGAAAGTTTATTTGTTTACTAAAATGACACTACCATATT